ATGTGAAATAAGAACAATATCCACTAAAGACAAAAATACATTTTTAAATAAATCTCATATTCAAGGTGAAGATAAATCAACAATAAAATTGGGATTATACCATGACAATGAATTAGTATCCGTAATGACATTTAGAAAAACATCAAGATTTGACAAAACCGTAGAGTGGGAAATTTCACGTTTTTGTAATAAACTTAATTATACCACCATTGGAGGTGCAAGCAAATTATTTCAACATTTTGTAAAAACTCACAATCCAAAATCTATTGTTAGTTATAGTGATCGTAGATATTTTAACGGAAATGTCTATATTAATATGGGGATGAAATTTGATAGAAACACAGTACCAAATTATTATTATATTACTGATAAATATAAAGGTGTTAAAAATCGAATGTCATTTCAAAAACACAAACTAAAATTCATATTACCGAAATATGACGATTCATTATCAGAATGGGAAAATATGAAAAACAACGGGTTTGATAGAATTTGGGATTGTGGTCACACCAAATGGATTTGGAGTAATAATCACACGGATATATCATCTTTAATAGAAACCTGTTTATCATAAAAATTGTTGATGGAATCCTTCAACTTTGTCAACAATCCCGAGTGTCTTAAAGCTTTGAATACCACATTTTCCGTACTAAATTCTCCAGTTTTATCCAATCCTGATTGTCTAAAATTCCGTATATCTTTCATTACACCCTTCAATTTTTCAGGATCTTCGGTTTCTATTATCTGATTGATTTTATGTTTGAGAATTTTAAATTTTCGTTTAATCTGTTCTTTATCCAACTCAACGTGTTCTTTTGATGGTTCTCTTAACCAAGCATTGTTCATTAATGAATATATTCCGATAGAATTGTTGGTTTCTCCTATATCTTGTATGTATACCTCAACTTTATTTCCCCGAATCCGTATATCATGTTGAGTATTCCACTTGAACGCCAACACATCTAAAAACTTTCGAGTATGAGTTGGATGCATCTTTTCCTGAGTGACATCAATAAGTATATGAAGGTCTATATCACTATTGGGGTTCCAATTATAATTAGCTGACGATCCTAAAAATAAAATGTCTATAATTTCTCCCCTCAATTCGGTTGATTTATAGAAGTCCGTAGATACTTTTGACAATACACTACCAATCTCAGGTTTAAGTTTTTTATTCTCATCCCAAAGGTCTGGATTTAACGTATCATTGTAGACCCGAAGTTTCATTTATGATTTACTTGGTTTGTCTCCTTTATTTTTCATAGACCATGCTAATGCCCAGGGATTTTCTATATCACCTTTATGTTTCTTCATACCCTTAACCGTCTTTTCCCATCCAGGAGGAGCCACTTCTGCTACTTCTCCTGATTTGAACATTGGAAGAGATTTATGTAAATCCAAAAGAGAATCAACAAGTTCTTCAATCTGTTTAATAGCTTTTACCAACTCAAAATGATTATCGGTTTTCGTTTTGACCTTTTCAACTATACTAGCCATATTTTTGATAATTTGAAGTTCATCTGCTTCTTCGTAGTTTCCGTTTTCAGTAACTTCCGGATCGTGATTTTGTGTCACTTGTGGAGAATCTTGAAATGTTCGGTAAGATCTTCCGCCAACTTTATATGATTGTTCACTTAGAATCTCTTTAATAAGTTGTTTAATTGTGTTTTTTAATTCTGTTTTTTTATTCATACATATTCTCTCAATTTTATTATTGTATCTTTTGGAGTTTTAAAAAGTATTCCTATACCGCCTTTACTTTCCCAGTCTTTAATATTACCTTCGGTGTCATCGATTAATATATCACTAGGTTTAGCATAATGTTTTTTAGCATGTTTGTTAGGAACGAGTAAAATATCCGTTTCTTTCAATGATGGTATGGTTTTTCTCAACCAAGCCAACTTTCCTTTTGCAGTTTTACCACCATCAACTTTATCGCTCCTTCCAAGAGCACTCAATATTTTTACATTCAAAAAGTTGTCAGTTATGAAGTTCCACATTTCTTTTGACCCAGGAACCCAAGGCATTTCCGCAAAAAACTTTTCTTTTCCGTGTGCGTTGATCCTCGCCCACAGTTCGTTGTCATCCCATTGTTGACCTGTGGTCGTTCCTGTGATATGTTGAAAATGTGAACTAAAATCAGAAACGACTCCATCCATATCAACGTACACTGTCCTATTATGATCAGATTGCATAAGTTTCCTAATATAAATATCGTTGATATTTTAAAATATCTTGACAAATTATTTTATTGTTGTACTTTTGAGCGGGAGCGAAAAAGGAGCGTAGGTTATCTTACCGTAGCGATTTTGAAGCGATTAGCTCTTTATAAATAAATATTTAAAGTACTAAGCAGTACTAAGCAGTACTAAGCAGTACTAAGCAGTACTAAGCAGTACTGTACAGATTATCTAGGTAATTTTATATTATTCCCCAATATTTTATTCTTTATATCCTCAACAAATTCTGAATATTCAATAGAATCAGATTCTAACCAAGCAGATTGTGTTATCCTCCAAGTTTGTCCGTAATCCGGACAATTTTTATTATGCTCTAAACTATTATCATCATAAGGAATGAAAGGTGATTCACATTTTTTCGACTTTGTTTTCATACTGGATATAAATAGATTTTTCCAGTACAAGGATGTGATTTTTTGGCGGTCAATATGTAAATTTGTTTATGGTAATATAGTGTTTTCCCAAATATATTTTAAATTTCCACAATCCCAAATCCTATCATATCCATTAAGTTGCATATTTTCCCACTCCGTTAGTGATGGGTCGAACGATTTCAAAATGTTGTTAAGTTTATGTTTCTGAAACTTGATTCTACTTATAGGTACACAATTATTCTTATTAAAATAATAATAATTTGGTGGTGTATCACCAATGAATTTCATTCCTATATTAACATAAACTTTACCATTAAAAAATCTTTTATCACAATATGACACAATTGATTTTGGATTATATACAGTTATGAAATAATTTAATAATTTTGATGCGCCACCAACAACACTTGTATTGATTTTATTACAATATCTTGACATCTCATATTCATAATTCTTATCATATCGTGATTTTACGAAGGTCATAACAGACACCAATACATTATTAAAAAACAAGCCGATGCGTATAGATGATGTATCATCTCCCTGTATATGATTTAACTCTACAAACTTGATTTTTTGTGTATTTGTTATTTCTTTTATTTCACATTTTCTTGCGTGTATTTTTTCAGATTTATTTACTTTATTCAATATTATACTTTTTATCAAATCTTTTTTATTCAACCATTCCCAATCCCATATATGCATAAGTGATATGCCTTTATTTTCAGCCAATTTTGATTTGTTTAAATGATATTGTTTGTCTTTTTTTCCAAATAATTCGCTATGCCATATTACACCATCACATTCAATCCCTATATTTTTATCATTTATCAATATGTCTATTTCTTCTCCGTTCAAAATAGACCTATCATGTTGTTTATATTGTAAACCGGCCGATTTTAGAAAATCAATAATATCTAACTCTATTTTAGATTTAAATTGGTCGTATGGATAACAAATCAAACATCTTGGTATATTACCTGAATATAAGGTATCTTCAAATATATTTCCACACTTACAACATTCAAATTTATAAAGAGTATCATATTTGGCGCCTTTATATTCATTTTCAGAAAATGTTGGTTTCACCATACCCTTTAATCTGTTACCGGAAAATAATTTTTTAAGGTATAATTTTATTTGATTTTCTTTTTTCTTATTTTTTACAGATGTTAATTGAGATATATTTTTAACATTATTATTTTTAAGAAACGATATATATTTTTCGGAATTAAATCCTATTTCACCTGATTTTGACCTTTCTGTTGTACTTTTTATTACATTTGGAGAAACATTCATTCCGTATCTTTCTTGATTTGTTTTTACCATTTTTTCTCTATTATTATAATTTTCATCTCCATATTTTTTTAATTTTGTTTTTTTGCCTTCCTCTAAATTATTATAATTTTCATCTCCATATTTTTCCAATAAGGTTTTTTTCATATTAACAATCATATCGTTATATGCACCATCTTCCCTTTTCTTTTTTATTTTTTCCTTTACCGAAAGAAGTTGAGATGGGTGTTCTACTCCATATTTTTTAAGAAACGTTTCGCGTAATTTTTTTCCTCTTTCTGTCATATAATACTCCTAATCTTATTGAAGATAATTATAACACGGCCAAAAGAAAAACTCAACTTATTTTATTAAGTTGAGTTTTGTGTGTAAGTTATTGATTATATATTATTTATGCGTTGGGGAACGCGGCCCCAGTTGCGAGAATATTAAAGTCTAAGACAATAAACTCTGCTGTCTTAGTTGGTTTCAAATAGATTTGTCCGTATAGGGTATTTTGATCAATAATGTCAGGAGTGTTATTCTCTTCATCCATCTTAACGAAGAAAGCATATAAACCAGAACGTTGTTGAACAGATTCCAGATATGGATTGACGATACTAAGGAACTTATTCCTTGTCGATGCTGTATTCTGTTCAAACACCAAGTATTTCGATGTAGAAGCGATGAACTTCTTAAGGTTAATGAGCAGACGACGAACACTAACACGATCAAGTGCTGATGCTTTATCTTGTAGAGTTTTCTGACCCCAAACAACGATACCAGCTCCTGGGAACGCTGCAATTGGGTTGACTTTACCTTCATAGAGATCATCCCGTTCCGTATGAGTTGTTCTGTCAGTAACCTGAGTGGCAATTGAAATGCCGCCGCGGTTTAGACCAGCAGGTGCAAACCATTCAGCAGCTACTTTATCGTTAGCAGCATAAACCGATGGGATAACAACCGATGGGGGAACGGTTACAATTTTGTTGAGATTGGTATCAAGAATCTTAATCCAAGGATAATAGGTAGCAGCATAGTTTGTGTCATAAGACGATGCGTAAGATATTACTTCATCGACCTGACCAGCACCTGGGTTACCATCGTCAGAATATAGATCCAAAATATAGAAACAATCTCCTCTTGCCTCACACATATCAACAATCAACGTTGTTACGTATGGGTGATGTTGATGTAAAATACCAGGAGCGACGATCAAGTTGATATCAAACTCATCAGCATTTCCGAGACATGCGACGGCTTGTTTGTAAGCGATTGAACCGGCAGCAGTACTGTTGGTACAATCCATGCCTTGTGTGTTACCTGGGATAATATCCCCACCGACTTTAACATCGATAGCTGGCGATTGACCATCAAATCCCTCTTGAAATCCGAGAACGAACTTACGCATCTTAGCGTAGGTAACTTCCTTGGCAGCATCATATTCATACGATACTGCGTTACTGGCGCTTAAGTAAGAACCAATTCCAACTCCGTAAGAACGATAATCAGAATCCAGAGCGAACACTACGTTCCCTCCGACACTTGTATATGCTCCAAACTCAGGTAGAGGAGCCATATATTGTTTATTATCCTCTGCAGCGCCAACTCCAGTTGAACTGGTTGGATATAGAGATAACAGTTCTGCGTCTGCGCCTGTTGGAGCGTCATCAAACGTAATACCCGACGGATATTTACCAGGATTCAATCCATAGACAGAAGCCTTAGTGTATTTCATCACAGGAGTCCAACGACCAATACTACTATTGATTGGAGTAACGTATGCTTCAAACCCAGCAGGAACTGCGGCGACAGGAAGAGTAGCGTCATTCATCTCAATACGAATGTGCTTACTATTATTGGAGAACGTGCCGTATTCAAGAATTTTACCATTGAAGTTAATATAATTGTATCGGTCACCAATTCTACGAGCGATATAGTTCGAAGAATCTGGATCAAGATTCAAGTTATTGAATTGTTCCATAATTTCTGGACGACGATCTGTATCACTAAATTTACGAAGCGTCAAAGTGAAAGATCCCCAATCACTGCCAGCAACGGTTCCAGCGAGTTTTACTCTGCTGACTTCAATCTTATATTCTTTATTGGTATAAGTTCCGTCAGATAACGTATGAACTTTAAACATACGGAATCTTGTTGGGGTGGTTGTTCCATCCCAAGAAGCGATCTGTTGAGAAACGATCCAAGGAGTTTCAGCCTGCCTTAAGGCATATACCGAGTCGCCTGCCGCAAGGTTTAAGGAATAATCATCAGTAAACTTCATTGGTTCACCCAAGAAATTTCTTGCATTTGGCAACCAACTTCCACTTATGAACCATTCGTCGTTACTAGCTATGACTTCAGCGATGGCGTTTTCAAATACCTTATACAGATAACCAGCTTCAATCTTTTGTCCGGATACCTGTTTATCAGGGTCGCCAGCTTGAGGATTATTGCCGAATACGCTGGTGATATACTTAGTGCTCGAGGCATCCATTGAAAATACATAATCACCATAAGAGACCACACTATCCGTCGATTTTACTCTCATTACGAAATTATTGGAAATGGAATTACCATTGTTCTCTAATCGGTATCCATTAAGAACACCTTGAACTCCCGTGACAGCACTACCACTATAATCCAATAATGATCCTGAAAATCCAGGAGCCACTAAACTGCTATTAATCCCACCATACTGGGTATCAGCTAATACGGCTAATACTCTTTGATCTGGTGTAGCTGACGACCACGAATTTTCACAAACATTAAATGTTGAAGCACCATGAGTGAATGAACCGTTGTATCTTCCAAACGTTCCTGATACCATACCTTTCAAATGGAAAACATAATTTCCAGGACAAGATCCTGTTTCTACATAAAAGGCACCTCTATAGAGTTTAATACCAGAATCGAACGGAGAAGAATCATCAACTAACGTCAACGTAGTTGGATTTGTAAATGTTCCAGATAGAGATCCACTTAATACAAGATCGTATACGCTATAGTTAGGAACGCTTCCCGTTCCACTATAAATATTAGTAGATTGAGTTGCCACGGTTAATGTGGATGTTCCAAGAGTTACTGTTTGACTAGAATATAATATACTACCACTCGACCCAACCTCACCGGTTGCTGCATCGGCATCCAACGGGGTGTCAGTAAAAGTCACTACTATTGAAGCAGAGTTGAATATCAAATTTGCGCCAGATACGGAAACGCTTTGGCTGTATAATGCAGTTGCTGAACCGGACGGCATAATATAAGAACTTCCAGAGTTAACGGTACCTGCTGATAGGTTTCTCAACCAAGTTCCCTTGGTTGCCCAAATGACAAATGGATATTGTTGTCTGTATCCGGTCAAACCGCCAACGCGGCATACGGTCACTAATCCACGCTCTTTGAGATATTCCTTTGCCGTGTATGGTCCGTAATAAACGCCATCTGCGATACCAAATTTGGCTTCCAGATCAGCTACATTACGAAGTAGTGTTGGAGAAAAGCCCGGTCCCTTTTGGAATGGGGCTACAATTGCACCGCCAATATCAGCCACACCTTGTGCAATACCTGATAAATCATTTTCACGGGTAAATACGCCAGGGCTTACTATACGATCAACTGGACTGAATCTTCCACCTTCTTGAATACTCATGCTAATTCTCCTTTTCTTATTTCTTGATTGGTATTATTAGTAAAAGATATCCATCTTTGGTTTCTTTCACATATTTGTTGATTAACGCAAGTTTTACAACATTTTTATACATATCCGTCTAAAATATTAACCAAATATAAATATCTTTGTTTTTTTCAAAGATACTATCTTTTGATATTTAAGGATTAAATTTTTATTTATCAGGTGTCAGAGTGCCATGAGTAAGGTTTAGTGTTCCTTCTCCATATTTTTTAATAATTTCATCAATTAAAGATTTTTCGGTGTTTTGAAGGGCCGACCACTCTTCTTTTAAAGTTGATTCCCTGTCTGTAATACTTTGAATTATCTTTTCTACAGCCATTTTTTCAAGGTATAATTGACCGAACGAAAATGTTTTTTCTTGATATTGTTCTTGTAGTTTTTTTATTTTTGAAATTTCCTCATCCGATAATTTGATTGGTTCTGACATAACGTAAACCTTTTTATAAAATATTGTTTAAATCAGTAATACATATAAGTGATATTTTCAAAACATCAAAAAAGTGAAAATTAATTAAAATTATAAAAGAAAATGTTTTTATATTATACTTTACTTTGGGATATAATTCCTCCAAAGGCGGTCAAAGCATACCATCCATCATCATCAATACCATAAATTTGTAATTGATTGTTTATAATACGAAAATTTGATCCTGTCATATATGACGCGGTTAAACTAGCCGAAGCATAGCTCGAAGAAAATGACGACGAAGCGTAAAGAGATGATGTTGATACGAACGATTGTGTAGCTATATAAGATGACGAAGCTATATTTGATCCTGACGCAAAAAATGAACTGGTAGAACAAAATGACTGTGTTGCAATATATGATGATGACGCTACCCCCGAGCCAGAGGAATAAAATGATGATGTAGTAGAGGTTACTCCACCATAGGTAGAAAAGAAACTCGTGATAGTATCAGCATCCAAATAACCGTTTCCATCAGTAAAAAATATTATTCCAGATCCGGAAACATGAACCTCATGATATTTCAAGTTATCGTCTGATCTTTGAAAAAATACGATTTCTCTTTTACTGGGATTGATGTCGCCTATTGCCATATTTTATAATATTGTATCCTTACAAATAAATATGGAGTTTGATAAATTATAAATTAATATACAACACCATTATATTGGAAGATCGTCCTGAATCAAATTTACATTAGTTTTTTTATAAGTATTGAAATATGAAGTTCGTATACACCCTCTTGTTGCACCGACTGAAAAATCTGCATCGGATGTGTTATTAGTCGATGCTCCTATAATAGACCACCAAGTTTGAAGTAAAATATATTCATTTCTCATTATAAAAGTAGGATATGTGACTGTTGCATATAAAGGAGTAACAGTAGTAGTTAAGTTAGTCACCACGGATGAGGATTCGTAAGAAGATGTTATTAACGTCGCTCCTACTCCTGTTGGTGTAGAACTTTTCCACAAACGATAAATAAATCCCCCATCTTGACCCTGTACTTGTGTTACCGCTCTGACAGACATTGTTATTTCCCACCTTCCATTGTTGAATATTCCAGAATATGGGCCGGCCACCATACAATCTCCAATAGTATTGTTTGGGACTGAACCAGATGGAGTGGTAGTCCACTGCAGACTTGTTCTAGGTACTTCAACACCTTGATCCATCTGACAAAATCTAGGAGGAGTCAACTGTCCCATATTCCAACCCCAAGTAGTATTTGCGTCTGCAGGAGCAGATGATGACAAGGCTACATGGTTAGTTCCAGGAAATGTTGTAGTCAACATATATAAACTATAAGTAACAGGCAATGACATAAATTATGACCTTAGAAAATCAACTTGAACAGCTGATTGAGTTGGATAGTTGGAACTGGTCACCAACATAATCTCAAGTTTATCTCCTGTTACAAATGATGAACTTTGAACGGTAGTTATAGATGCCCAAGTATCCGCTGAGGATGTTAAACTCGATGTCAATATAGTTCCTATACCATTTTTTCTAGCGTTTAACCAGGCTCCATCTCCACCTACTCTATATCCATGAACGGACTGGACGGTACAGGCGAACGGTGCTCTCCAAACCATTAGATTTTGATTTTGAGCCATAACTCCGGCTATTCCAGTAGCGTCATAAAACACTCCTCCTCTTGAGAATACCACAGAAGCAGTAGGCGACCACGACGATGATATAGAAAACGACGATGTTACTGCCCAACTCGATGTTACTTCATATGTTCTGTTTCTTGTTAAAAATGATGACGTTCCAGCGTATGACGCACTCGTTGCAACACTCGATGAGTTTGCCCAACTTGCCGTAACCTCGTAGGTTCCGTTTCTTGTCAAAAACGATGATGTACCAGCATATGATGCACTTGTTGCAAGTTCAGCTTGTGATGACGACAGAGCATAAGATGAAGTAGTTGACCAACTAGATGTAATTGGATATGTAGATCCAGTAGTTATGGATGTTCCTCCAGAATTCAGAGCGAATGACGACGTTATAGAATGTGATGATGATATAGCATCAACGGCATATGAAGCAGTTATGGAGTAACTTCCCGAATTGGAATATGATGATGTATGTGATAACGATGATGTTATTGAATAACTAGATGAATTAGAATAAGACGCCGATGTGGAGTTTATTGCCCAACTTGCGGTAACTGGATATGTTGATCCTGATACTATCGACGTTTCGTTAATAAAAACAAACACACTTGGTTTGTTGTTTGTTGGAAAACCTCCGCCCGGAGATCCCACAAAAGTCACTGGAATAGTGAACCATCCTGTATTATCAACAGATGAACCACTCAAAGAAAATAGAAACGATTTTGTAGAATCGGCTTTGTCTTGAACATATATTTTTTGATTACCACGAAGGTTTCTAATAAAAACGCTTACATCCAATCCATTCTTCGTTAAAGAATCGATATAAATGTTGTTGATAGAAGCGGAAGCTACATTATCAAGTTTGTAGTTTCCATTTCCAGGATCGTCAAAATCCGTTCCTGTTTTGTAAGTAAACTCCAAAGTAAAAACCTGTGATTCCAACGCGATGGATACGTTATCGGCATAACTCGATGTAATACTATAACTTCCTGAGTTAGAATAAGATGATGAGATGGAATGTGACGATGTTTCTGTATTTGACGCTGATATTGCATATGATGCTGTTAGTGAATACGAACTTGAATCTGCAAATAATGTATGAGATGATGATATGGTGTTTGATCCTGATTCTGCAAAAGAAGACGTTATAGAATATGATGCAGTCAAAGCGTTGGACGATGATAAACCCATCTCCGATCTTGACGATGATATTGAATAGGATGCCGTAATAGCGTTTGATGCAGATACAGAATATGATGCAGATGTAGAGTTGTTTGCAAAACTAGATGTTCCAAACCATGATCCACTCAGATAAAATCCGGTTTTATCGGCGTAGTTGGTGCTAGACGTGTTGTTAAAGGCAAACAATAATTTGTTATCAGTAATGGTAGCCAACCAGAAATCTCCACCATCTACTTGAACATATCCGTCAAGAGCTTTAGTCCAAGGCCATGTTGAGCCGGTGTATTTGGAACTAGCGACCCCCATATCTATGTAATTTGTATATTGACCACCGACATCGGCAGTAGCGGCAATATCAGTTGAAGCGCTAGTTCCATTACTTAAATTTTGGTTGTAGATTTGAGAAAAATTGTCTACAGTTGCATAGGCGCCAACCGAGTTGACAGAAGAAGTATTGAGTTGTCTTATAAGCAACGCTTCCTGATTTGTTATATCTGGGAATGAACTTGAGTTGATTAAAACATATTGATCTTGAAACACCTGAACGCTTCCAGTCAAAGTTAATTGTTTACTGGCATTCCAATATGGTATATGATATTGTGTTGCTCCAGCAAATTGAGGATTGGACATCGTTGCATTGCTTTGACGAACCATCACACCTGTTCCAGTGCCATCTCTATCTGTTAAAGTCAGATGATAATGTTCTCCACCTTGCCCACCTTGTATTCCCGTCAAACTTTCGTGATCGGTCACTACCGAAGGAATAAAGACGTTGCTGAACGCCGACTCAATGGTTGGAGTATAGGAACCGCTTTGAATAATAAATCTACCAACTAACAATCCAATATCTACAATAGTGGATGGAAGGTTTGGTGGTGGTGTTGCATTATTTGATGCGTCAAGTTCTGTGGCAAATTGAGCGTTGCTCATCACAATGGCCGATTCGTCTTCTGTGCCAATCAACCGATAAACATAGTTAACCGACCAGGAATTTTCTGTGCAGGCGACTTTACCATAAGAGGAACTGTTGTAATAGCCCGTTTCAAATATAATTTGAGTAGTTCGATTCCATGAAGATGTTCCGTTGCTAGCCGTGGATTCGAATAAATATGTATAATGACCAGTAATAGTTGTATCAAACGTTGGAATGATATGGGAGTTTGGACCATACCAGATTGTTCCGTTGGTAATACCAAAACTTCCACTGGAACCCGTTGTATAAAGGGTAAGACCTAGTTCACGTTGATAACCATAAAGTCGAATATCTTTGTTGTTAATACGATTGGCTAGAGCCAATCCGACAATACCCACGTCAAACTTATGAACATCCCAAGACGCTGTATCGGCATTGTAGATATCCAATGTTGCCACACGAACAATATTAATACCGTTAGCGTAAGTAGAATCGGTTGTACGTGTATAAATAGCATTACTTCCACTC